GAGGTGTGTTTCACCAGCTGGACTGTACCAACTGCCATGGGTCCGGCTGGGTCTGCCAGGCAACCGGTGATGCTTTGCCGCTCGAGGACTTGGTGCCGCAGCTGAACATGAAGCTGCGCAATATGGCCGCCGAATTGAACAGAGCTCGCCATGCGCAAGGCGGCGCGCACGAACAGTACGAACAGAACAACCGCCGGGGCGCCGGTGGCACGAATTGGACGGGGGATTGATCGATGGGCATCTATAAAGACGTGATGGGGACTTTGGTCCGGGTGCTGGCCGCTGACAACATCGACAACAGCACGAAACAGTCATGGCAAAAACTGATCGATGCCGACGCGCGACAAGGCGGAACCGGAAGCACTATCTCGGTCCGCGACAAGTTCGACTATGACTGCTGCCTTTATGCGCTGCTGCATCGCGAACTGGATCAGGCCCACTGGGATGTTCTCGTGGCCAGGTACTCAACGCACAAGGCGAACAAGGTCGCATCGATCGGCAGGCTTGTATCCCGCATGAGCTCACCAGCGCCCCAATTGTTCATCTATAAGGCGCTCACCGCCTGGGCAATTCCGAAACTCAAAGGTGTTCAGACCGGCAAGCGATCCACCGACATGATCGTGCTGCCTGCCGAGTTCTACGACATGAATACCTGGGACCTGGCTGGCTCGCCTGAGCGTACTCGCCGCAACTGGCGGTCCGGTATCCATAAGCGTTTGGAGGCACTTGAGGAAGCGGCTGTTATCCATGCAACCGAGATATTCGACGCTGAACAAATATTCGTGGACGCCGCTTGACCGTAATGGCCGTTTGGCCGTAAATTTAACCCATCATGTCGATCTTGCGTACGGTGATACGCGACGACAAACAGAACACACGAAACCCGGCCCTCGCGCCGGGTTTTTTCGTTTCCAGCTCCCGGAAAGGGAGGACATTCGGATGCCGACGATGCCCGAAAAGACGCCTGAATTCTGGGCAGCACTCTGGCTGGCCTTGAGCAATCCACTATGGCAGGGCGCGATCATGGCCTTCGCAATCTCCCTTCTTCGCATCATCTGGGACGCCAAGGAAATCAGCGTTCGCCGGACTTTGGCTGAATCATTGATCTGTGGCGGTCTGAGCCTGTCTGCCAGCACGCTGATCGACTGGATGGGTTGGCCGCCGAGCCTTTCTGTTGCAGCTGGAGGCACCATCGGTTTCATCGGCGTTACTGCAATCCGGGAGCTGATTATCAGGTTCCTCGGTCGCAAGGCGGATTCGGTATGAAGGCTTTCGCAGCTGCACTGATTATCTTGCTCATTGGCGTGCTGCTGGTGGGCATCCAGCAATACCGAGTTGTGGCGTTGCGTGCCGAGGTTGCTGTCGAGACGAAGGCCAAGACCGCCGCCCTTGACGCGAACGAGGAAAGCCAAGCCACGATCACCACGCTGCGAGCGGAAGCCGCTCGCAATGCTTCCTATCAGGCGGACCTGAGCAACCGGCTAAAAGCCAGTGAACAGAAAGCCCTGAAGGCGAGGAAAGACTTTGAAGACCTCAAGCGTAAAAGCCCGGCTGTTCGCAAGTGGGCTGATCAGCCTCTGCCTGACGGCCTGCGGGGTAAGCCAGCCCCAGCCGGTAAAGACGACAACGGTAAGGCTCGAGCCCCCTGAGCTTGTCCCTTGTGAGCGCATCAGCGAAAGCGACGAAGACGTCGCACTCAATGGCGACCTCTGGGCCTTGAAAGATCGGGCGGTGAACCTGCTCGACACCTGCGCTGATCAGGTCGACGCCCAAATCCTTCGCAGCAAGAGCAAATAGCCGTGGCCTGTAGCGGATGCGCCGCGCGGCGCGAACGAATGAAGAGGTGGATGAATGTCAGTTACGAGCGAGCCAGACAAATACTTGGATCAGATTCAGAAGCTGAGCCCAAACGAGGGCGATCTGCTGGTGATCTATCCGGAGCAGATGCTAAGCCTGGAGCAGCATCAGCGAGTGGTGAAGAGCCTAAGCCCATTCGCTGAAAGCATTGGCTGCAAGATTCTGGTATCGCAACCAGGCCACCATGTTGCTCTTCATCCTGATCCAGGTGCGGTGCTGGCGGAGATGCGCAGGCAGACCAAAATCCTTTCATCTATGTCCGATCGGTTCGACTTGCTCATCCAGGCCATGGCAGAGGATGAGCCTGAGGATCCAGATGCGCAGCCTCGCAGGTACATGGACGGCAGCCTGTGCCTCTAAGACCACAGAAGCCATGTAATGCACAGGGCTGCAACGTGCTGACCCGTAACCCCCGGTACTGCGATGCTCATGCTCATCTGCTCAAGAGTGCAGCCCGTGCCAAACCGCGCGAGAGCAGCACCAAGCGTCACTACAGCTACAAGTGGCAGCAGGCCCGGGCAGGCTGGCTGGTCAAGCATCCGCTGTGTGTTCACTGCGAGCAGCGCGGTCGAGTCACCGAGGCCAGTGATGTTGACCACATCACTCCTCACAAAGGTGACATGAGCCTGTTCTGGGACCGCACCAACTGGCAAAGCCTGTGCGGCCCATGCCACTCGGCCAAGACAGCCGCCGAGGATGGTGGATTCGGCAACGCGCGGCGCTGAAATGCAAAAAAAGGCCGAAAAAACAGAAAAAATGCTTGAAATGAGACGAATTCTCGTTTTAGGGGTGGGGGAGGGTCAAAAGTCTAGGGCCTTTGGCTTCTAGACCGCGCCCTCAGCCTTTCTTACACACCCGCGAAATTAAAAATCCAGGAGTTGCGCGATGGGAGGCACCGCCACGGTCGCCGGCCGTGGTCGCAAACCCAAGCCGACGGCCAAGAAACAGCTGGCCGGTAATCCTGGCAAGCGGGCGCTGAACACCGCCGAGCCCCAGTTTTCGAAGATCACACAGATCGACCCGCCCGAGTGGTTCAGCGAACGGGCCGCCACCATGTGGAACATGATTGTTCCCGAGCTGCTTCGCGAAAACGTGGTCGCGATCACCGACCTGCATAACGTCGAAGCCTTCTGCAGCGCCTATGACAACTGGCGCATGGCGCAGGAGTCAATACGCGAGCACGGCATTATCGTGACGGGCGCAACCGGTGGCCCGATGAAGAACCCCGCGCTAACGGCGGCGAATGAAACGATGCGGCAGATGGTTACTTTCGGCTCGATGCTCGGCCTTGACCCTGCGAGTCGCACGCGCCTGATCGGTGGCAACAAGGAGAAAGAAACCAACGAATTCGCCAAGTTACTGAGCTCATAAATGACCAAAGCCCTGCACCCAAACGTCGACAAGGCGCTGGCGTGGGGTCGGTCTGTGCTCCGAGGGAAGGTACCGGCCTGCCGCTATATCCACCAGGCAATCCAGCGTCACTTCGACGACTTCGCCGCCAGCCGCAAACGCGGGTACCGCTTCAAATTCGACCCGGCCAAGGCCGAGAAAAAGCTGAAGCTGATCCAGCTGTTGCCGCACACTAAAGGCGAATGGGCATTCAAGCGTCAACTGATCAGCCTGGAGCCTTGGCAGCTTTTCGGAATGGCCGTCACGTTCGGCTGGGTCAAGAAGAAGGGCGGGCACCGCCGGTTCCGCGAGAGCTACTGGGAGGTACCGCGTAAGAACGGCAAGTCGGTGATCGCGGCCGGCGTCGGCATCAGCATGTTCGTGGCCGACGGCGAGTTCGGCGCCGAGGTGTACTCGGGCGCCACCACAGAAAAGCAGGCATGGGAGGTTTTTCGGCCTGCAAAGCTGATGGTGGCCAAGTCGCCGATGCTGGTCCAGGCGGCAGGCATCGAGGTCAACGCCTCGAACATGAACATCCCATCCGACTTCAGCCGCTTCGAGCCGCTGATCGGTGATCCTGGTGACGGTGCATCGCCCAGCTGCGCGATCGTGGACGAATACCACGAGCACCGCACCTCGGCCCAGTACGACACCATGCTCACCGGTATGGGCGCCCGGCGTCAGCCGCTGATGTTCATCATCACAACCGCTGGCGCGGATATCGAAGGTCCTTGCTACGACAAGCGCCGGCAGGTCATCGAGATGCTCGAGGGCACGGTGCCCGACGAAGAGTTGTTCGGCTTCATCTGGACGCTCGACGAAGGCGATGACTGGACCGACCCGAAAATGCTTGCCAAGGCCAACCCGAACCACGGGGTGTCGGTGTTCCAGGAGTATCTGGAGAGCCAGCAGGCGCGGGCAATTAGGTCGGCCCGCTTCACCAACACGTTCAAAACCAAACACCTGAACCTTTGGGTGAGCGCAAAATCCGGCTTCTTCAACATGGAAGACTGGAAAGCCTGCGAAGACACCACGCTTACGCTCGAGCAGTTTGAGGGGCAAGAGTGGATTGCGGGCTTCGACCTAGCGCGCAAGTTGGATATGAACTCACGAGCGCGGATTTTCTGGAGGGTCATCGACGGAAAGACCCATTACTACAGCGTGGCTCCTAAGTTCTGGGTGCCGTATGACACCGCCTACAACACCGACAACAAGCGCATGTCGGAGCGGTTCCAGGCGTGGATCAACTCCGGACACCTGGAGGTTACCGACGGCGCCGAGATCGATTACCGGGAAATCCTTGAAGACACCAAAGAGGCTAACCATCAGGCGCCGCTGCGCGAGTCCCCGATTGACCCGCACGGCGCGACCGGTTTGAGTCATGACCTTGATGACGAGGGCTTCAGTCCAATTACGATCACGCAGAACTACACGAACATGTCTGACCCCATGAAAGAGCTTGAGGCGGCTGTAACTGCCGGCCGGTTCCACCATGACGGCAATCCGATCATGACTTGGTGTATCGGAAACGTGATCGGCAAGAACCTGCCGGGCAATGACGATGTCGTGCGCCCGATCAAGCAGGGCGAAGACAACAAGATCGACGGCGCGGTCGCAACGATCATGGCGGTAGGCCGGATCCTGATCTTGGTCAACGACAGCAGCGGCAACATTAGCGACTTCTTCTCAAAACCAATCATCGTTGGATAACTGGACTGACCATGAATACAGGCCTGCTCGTATTTCTTCTGGCGGCCATGGCTGGCCTGTGCCTGCTCGTTGGCGGCGTATTCGTTCTGTCCGGTCTGGGCTGGGCACTAGTGGCTGGCGGCGCTGCTTTCTTGGTCGCTGCGGGCTTCGTTCGCAAGGGGCTTACCGGTGAGTAAACCCCTCAAAGCTGTCCTACAGCAGGCGCTGTTCAAGTCGGCTGAACCCGGGCTTATGAAGTCGTCGCTCGCCGGATGGGTTGGGCGCCGAATCGGTCTGGGTGATTCCTCATTCTGGAACAGCTTCTACGGGACCGACTCCGCATCCGGAAAGACGGTTAGTCAGCAAACGGCGCTGCAGCTCTCCACTGTCTGGGCGTGCGTCCGCCTGATTGCGGAGACACTGGCCACGCTACCTATCGCGCTGTACGAGGACCAGAACGGTGTGCCCGTCGTCGCCTCGACTCACCCTGTGCACCGCGTGATTAGCATGCAGCCGAACGCTGACCAGACTCCTGTGGAGTTCTGGGAATGCGTGGTTGCAAGCTTGCTGCTCAGCGGCAACAGCTTCAACGAACCACACCTGGTGGGTCGCGATGTTTCGTCGTTGGAATTCATACTGCCGCAGAGCGTGTCGCCGCCGAAGCGACTCAGCAATGGCGCTATCGAATACCGTTTCATCGATAGCCTGGGCAAGCCTCATACCCTGCTCGACGAGCAAATGATGCACACCCGAGGCTTTGGTACTGACCCGCTTTATGGACTCAGTCCTTTGTCGATGGGGCGTAACGTCTTCGGCGCCGCGATGGCGGCCGATGAGTCTGCCAGCAAGATGTTCGCGAACGGTATGAAGCTGGGCGGCGTGCTTTCTACCGACCAGATCCTGAACAAACAGCAGCGTGAAGACATCCGCGAGGACATGGCCGCCAAGTTCGCCGGCGCCGTCAACACCGGGAAGACCATGGTGCTGGAAGCGGGCATGAAGTATCAGCAGGTGTCGATGACGCCTGAAGATGCTCAGATGCTGCAGACCCGAGCGTTCAACGTCGAGGAAATCTGTCGATGGTTCCGTGTGCCGCCTTGGATGGTGGGTCACACATCCAACAGCACTAGCTGGGGCACCGGGATGGAGCAGCAGATGCTGGGCTTTCTCAGCTTTACCTTGCTGCCTTGGATGAAACGCATCGAGCAGAGCATCAACCGTCGCCTACTGCGGCCTGATGAGCGTCGCCGGTTTTACGCCAAGTTCAACCCGGAAGGCCTGCTACGCGCCGACAGTGCCGCTCGCGCAGCGTTTTACAGCTCGATGACACAGAACGGCATCTACACCCGTGACGATTGCCGGATTAAAGAGAACCTGGCGCCCATGGGCGGTAACGCCGCGAAGCTCACCGTCCAGTCCAACATGCTGCCGATCGACAAGCTCGGTGCCGACGGCGGTGATGCGATCAAGGCTCGGTCGGCGCTGCTCGACTGGCTCAACGACAAGCCGAAAGGTAATTCAGAATGAAGCGCAAAGACCAATCGGTGGCGGTGAAATACCGCTCATTCGACTATGACGTAAAGGCTGTCGGCGAAGACGGCCTTTTTTCTGGGTACGGTTCCGTGTTCGGGGTCGTCGACAGCTACAACGAGGTTGTCGCGCCAGGCGCGTTCCTGGAGTCAATCGCGGATGCCAAGGCGAAGTCACGCACCTTTCCGGTTCTTTGGCAGCACCGTACCGGCGAGCCGATCGGTAGCTGGGATATTGAGAGTCTGAAAGAGGACGACCGCGGTCTTTTCGGCTCCGGCCAGCTCTGGCTCGAAGATGCGCCGTATGCCCGAATCGCTAACCGAGGAATGCAGTCTCGCTCGATCACCGGACTCTCCATCGGTTACTACGTGCGCGAGTCCAGTTTCGATGAGAAGACCCGGATTCGCACGCTGACCAAGCTGGACCTGGTCGAGATTTCCATTGTCACCGTGCCGGCTAACGATGAGGCCCGCACCGACACCATCAAGTCGAAGCTGGCCCACGGCGGCCTGCCTTCGCTCCCTGAATTTGAGTTGCTCCTGCGCGAGGCAGGCTTCTCGAAAACTCAGTCTGCGGTGATTGCCAACCGTGGATTGAAGCATTTGCTCCGGAGTGAGTCCGAGGGCGACCTGGCAGAAGTCGAAATTGTCGAGGCGTTGAAAGCGCGCCCGGCACTGTCTCTCCCCTCATTTTAAGGATTCATCATGCATAACGTCATGAGCAACGGCGCGCGCGCCGAAAGCCGCCAGATGCAGCGTAAAGAGCACGCTGGCGACAAGATCGAGCTGAAAGCGGTCAACGACCTGCTCGACCAGCGCGATCTGGAAATCAAGGCATTTGCCGAGAAGGCCAGCAAGGAAATCAAAGAGCACGGTACCATCCTGGCGGACACCAAAACCGTTTTGGACGGTCTGGTGAAAGATGGTCTGGGTCTGCAAGATCGCCTGCAGGACATTGAGCAGAAAATGGCGCGCCGCTTCGCTGCCAACGATCCTGCCGAGCAAAAGTCCGCAGGCGAAGAGCTGTCGGAGTCCGAGGACTTCCAAGCCCTGCAAACCCGTGGTCGCGGTATTGCCCGTATCGGTCGTAAGGCGGTTACCAACATCACTAGCTCCACCACCGGCACCGGTGGTGTCGGCGTAGGCATCCAGCCTACCCGTGTTCCTGGCATCGTTGCCGGGCCAGATCGTGAGTTCACGATCCGCGACCTGATCATGCCCGGCCGCACCGCGTCGAACGCAATCGAGTTCGTTCAAGAGAGCGGTTTCCAGAACATGGCGGCCGTGCAGGCGACTGAAGGCGCGGCGAAGGCTCAGTCCGACATCTCGTTCGCACTGAAGACGACCAACGTTGTCACCATTGCTCACTGGTTCCGGGCATCCAAGCAGGTGCTGTCGGACATCCCGCTGCTGCAGAGCTACATCAACGGTCGTGCGATCTACGGCCTGAAGTACAAGGAAGAAGAGCAAATCCTCGCTGGCAACGGCGTAGGCGGCAACCTGCTCGGCCTTATCCCTCAAGCCACCGCGTTCAACAACGCTCTGCGCAAGGCTGGCGACACCAAGATCGACACTCTGCGTCGAGCCATCCTGCAGGTACGTATCGCTGAATACCGTGCCTCGGCTATCGCGCTGAACCCGGTCGACTGGGCGGATATCGAGCTGACCAAGGACGCCAACGGCTCCTACATCTGGGTCAACGTCCAGGAAGGCGGCGCTCAGCGCCTGTGGAAGCTGCCGGTCGTGGACAGCAACGCTGTTCCAGAAGGTGAATTCCTCGTCGGCGCGATGAATATCGCGGCCCAGGTGTTTGACCGCGAAGACGCTGCTGTCGAGGTTTCGACCGAAGACGGTGACAACTTCCGCACCAACATGGTGACCATTCGTGCGGAAGAGCGCCTGGCGCTCGCTGTTTACCGCGAAGAGTCATTCGTCCACGGTGAGTTTGACGCGGCTTAAGTCGTCATCACCAAACTGGAGCGCGCTCAGGCAACTGGGCGCGAACAACGATGCCAGAAATTACCGTTAAGGCCATCAAGAGCTTCAACGCCGATGGCTTGAAAACCGACGTGTCCTACGTCAAGCGCGGGTCAGAATTCCCGGTCGACGAATCTGTCGCGCGCGACCTCCTGCGTTCCGGGCTAATCGAGGATTACGGAGTGAAAAACGCAGAGAAACCTGAAAACAAAAAGGCGCCAGAACCAGCCAACAAATCCGCGTCGAAACCGTCAACCAAACAGGCAGACAAATAACTATGAGCGTGATCGCCATCGAACTGGCCATGGCCCACCTGCTGGCTGAGCCTGAGGATCAAGAGTTGATCCAGGCACAGCTGGACGCGGCCGAGGAAGCGGCAATGCGCTTCTTGAACCGCCGGTTCTTTGTCGATCAAGCAGCAGTTGATTCAGCCAGGGCAGACACCAACCAGCGGATACGCGATGCGCGCGGTGTCTACGGCATTGCAATTTCCGAGGCTGATTTGCCAGAGAATGCGGATATACGCTGCAAGCTCCGGGAAAACGCCAGAAACGCGCTGGTGGAAACCTACGAGATCATCGACATGGACGAGCGCGGAATGGTGATCAACGCCGCTATCACAGCGGCTTGTCTGCTGAAGCTCGGCCACCTGTTCGCCAATCGCGAAGAAGTTGTCACGGGAACCATCGCTACCGAGTTGCCGCTCTCTTCGAAGTCTCTTTTGATGCCTTACCGCATCAAGATGGGTGTTTGATGCTGGCCGGTAAGCTGCGGCACCGCATTGATTTCCAGACGCTGGGCGAGGTGCAGGATCCGGACAGCGGCGAGATGGTGCCAGGATGGGCGACGATCTGGGCCAAGGTGCCAGCCTCGGTGACGCCACTCAGCACTCGCGATTTGATCGCCGCGCAGGCAGCACAATCAGAAGCCTCGGCGCGTATCGTGATTCGATACCGTGCCGGTGTTTTGCCCACCATGCGCATTATCCATCGCGGTGAGGCATACGACATCAAAGGACCGGCCTTGCCTGATCCTGACTCTGGCCTGGAATACCTCACCATCCTGGTGGCGAAAGGAGTGAACGATGGCTGACGGCATCGAGTTCAAGCTCGAGGGAATCGACTCGTTGGTTTCCAAGCTTGAGGCGATCAGCTACGACGCCAAGCGCAAGGGAGGGCGCACGGCTTTGCGCAAGGCAGCAATCCTAATACAGCAAAAGGTCGCAGAGGGAGCGAAGCGAGTCGATGATTCAGGTACGGAAGAGGACATCAGCAAAAACATCACCGTGCGCTGGAATGGCCGCCTTTTCAAAGCTTCAGGTGACCTAGGTTTCAGGGTCGGCGTATTGGGGGGCGCCCGTCAGTACGGGAACACGAAAGAAAACGTAAGGGCGGGCAAGGCTGGGAAGACCTACGAAACTTTGGGCAGCAAAGACAACCCCGGCGGAGACACTTGGTACTGGCGATTCGTCGAGTTTGGGACATCGCGAGTTGCAGCCCGCCCATTTATGCGACCTGCCTTGGCGCAGAGTATTTCTGAGGCCACGTCAGTATTTATTTCTGAGTACGAAAAGGCCATCGACCGGGCAATTAAGAGAGCGGCCAAGAAAGGAACGACAGCGTGAACTCAGCCCCGATATTCGCCGTCTGCGCAGCTGATGCCGGCGTGACCGCGCTGCTTGGCGTGTCACCGACCAGGCTCTACCCATTTGGCGAAGCGCCAGAGGGCGTTGCCAAGCCATATGCCGTCTGGCAATTGGTGACGGGCAGCCCTGAAAACTACCTCGCCGGCCGCCCGGACATCGACGGATACACGCTGCAAGTCGACGTGTACGGCACGACCGCGGCGACGGCCCGTCAGGTGACCGCTGCGATCAGCACCGCCATCGAGTTGAAAGCGTACGTCGCCCGCTGGGGCGGCGAGAGCAAGGACACCGAAACAAAGCTCTACCGGTCCAGTTTCGATATCGACTGGCTCGTCCCTCGATAGCCATACCAAAAACCCAAGGCCCGCCATGTGCGGGTTTTTTTATGCCCGACATTTGGAGATCACCATGTCGATTCTGTCCCAAGGAACGCAGATTTACGCCCTGGTGCCGCCACTCACCGGAACTGGCCCGATGACAGTGCTGGCGATTGAGTGTGCAACGGCTTTCAGTCCGGGTGGCGCACCCGCTGACCAGATCGAAGACACTTGTCTGGAAGATCAGGAGCGTAGCTATAAAAAAGGTCTGCGCACTCCCGGTCAGGCGTCTCTGACCATCAATGCGGATTCGAACAATGCAAGCCATATCCGCCTGCATCAGCTGTCGGAGGCAAACGGCGATACCACCATTCATTGGGCGGTGGGCTGGTCAGATGGCACGGCAGCTCCCACGCTTAATGCCGAGGGGGATGATTTCGAGCTGCCAGAAACGCGCACCTGGTTCACCTTCAGCGGCTACGTCTCTGACTTCCCGTTCGACTTCGCGGCAAATACCGTGGTCACCACCGCTGCAACCATTCAGCGTTCGGGCGGCTCCGCCTGGATCCGCAAAACTACATAAGGCAATCCCATGAAACTCACTCTGGAAAGCCTTAAATCGGTTGGTGCGTTCACTGGCCGTCCGGTCGAGAAGGAAATCAAGTGGTCGCAGGGCGATGATGAATTCACCGCAACGGTGTTCATCCGCCCGCTGGGCTACCAGGCAGCTGTCAGCGATGTGACTGCCTTGAACGGAAAATACGACAGCCTGGCGGGGCGAATCGCCGCCAGCGTCTGCGATGAGGACGGCAATGCCGTGTTCACCGTTGGCGATATTACCGGCACGGCTGACCCAGAGCGCGGCGCCCTCGATGGGCGTCTCACTGTAGCGCTGCTTGCCGTCATCTTCGAGGTGAACAACCTGGGAAAGACGACGCCCTTACCGACGGAGAAGAGCTCTGGCACGAACTCGCGATCACGTTCGGTTGCACGATCGCGGAAGCCCAAGAGCGCCTGAGCCTTCGTGAATACAACCGCTGGGCAAAATACCGGCGGGAACGCGGCTCTTTGAACGTGGGGGCAAGGATCGAGCGCAGCGTGGCGCTCCTGACCACCATCTACGCAAATCGGATTTCCAAGGACGGGGGCTTCAAGCTAGCCGACTTCTTGCCGCACGAGCGGGCACGAGAGGTAAGTCTTGAGGAAGCGATGGAGGCATGGGTGTGATTTTCTCGGAGAATATGAATGGCCGGTAATTCACTGGGCACGCTCACGCTCGATCTGATTGCAAAGATCGGTGCATTTACCGGTCCGCTCGACAAGGCGAGCCAGGACGCGAAGAAGCGAACGGCTGAAATTTCCAAGTCGTTCGACAATCTTGCCAAGGGCGTGGGCGCCGCTGTGGGTTCCATCCCGGCGGTGCTCACTGCGCTTGTCGTCCATTCCGCAAGCGTGGCGAAAGAGATTTCCAACCAGGCGGCTCTGGCGGGACTGGGTACGACTGAGTTTCAGAAATACGCCGCTGGCGCGCAGAGTGTGGGCATCGAGCAGGACAAGCTGGCCGACATTTTCAAGGACACGAACGACAAGCTCGGAGATTTTGCGAATACGGGCGGCGGCGCTCTGAAGGACTTTTTCACCAACATCGCCCCTAAAGTTGGCCTGACGGCTGACAGCTTCAAGAAGCTCAACAGCAAGGACGCGCTGGCGCTGTACGTCACAAGTCTGGAGAAAGCGAACGTCAGCCAGCAGGAAATGACGTTTTACATGGAAGCGATCGCGAGCGACTCCACTGCGCTCGTGCCACTGCTACGCAACGGCGGCAAGGCTTTCGACGAACTGGGAGCAGCCGCCGAGGCCGCCGGCGTCGTTATGGACGAAGGCACTATCGCCGCGGCGAAACAGTTCGGGATCGAAATTCAGGGTCTTGAGCAGTACCTGACCTCTGCCAAGACCATGCTCGCCGCTGAGTTTCTCCCCGTCATTGCGCAGTTTGCGAAGGATCTGAACTCCTCGGCGAAAGAGGCTGGCGGATTGAAGGGCGTTGTAGGAGACCTCGGCGAAAAGCTGGTGGAATCCACAGCGTTCATCGCAAATGCCGGTGATGGCGTGGTCCGCGTGTTTGACGTGATCGCCAATACGCTGGTCGGCATGTTCGCTACGGCGGTTGGGCACACCGACAATCTGGCGGCGCAGGCCAACACAGCGCTTTCGGTGCTCACGTTTGGTGAAACCTCGAAGGAGTTCAAGCAGAACGCGGCGGACTTTGCCAACAGCGCACAAATTCAGTTCGGAGTGGCCGCGCAGGCGGCGGGTAAGATTCACGAAAATCTTGATCGGCCGCTGGTGGGGGATCAGTTCAAGGAGTACGTGGCCAATGCCAAAAAGGCAGCCGCTGAACTCGCCAAGACGAATCCTTCGGTCACTCCCGGAACCGGCTCGGGGGTTGACCCGGCAGCAATTGCTGCGGCTGCGGCTGCCGCGAAGAAAGCTGCGTCAGATGCTGCTGCGGCTGCGAAGAAGATCCAGGACTCATTTTCCGATTCCGAGACGGATCTGCAGCGACAGATCGAGCTGATCAACACGTCAGTGGATGCGAGGAAAAATGCCACTGAGGTTTCGAAGCTTCAGTTCGAGATTGAGTCCGGGAAGCTGGTCGGCATCAATGCTCAGCAGCAGAAGCGGCTGCTTGGGCTTGCTTCCGAACTCGATGTGAAGAAACAGCTCAAGCAGGCGAACGAGGACGAAGCGAAAGCCGCCGCTTATGCCGCCACGCTCAACGCCGCCAACCAGACCGCAAAATCCGGTTTTGACCGAGAGATTGCAGCAGTTGGATTGGGTGACAAGGCCCGGGACAGGCTGCAGCAGGATCTTGCCATCCAGGAGGACTTCAACCAGCAAATGGCGGACCTGCAGAAGCAGTTGAACACTGGCGATATCAGCCCTGACAACTACAACAAGCAGACCGGCCAGTTGAAGGCTGCGCTTGCTCAGCGACTTGTGATCCAGCAGGGCTATTACACAGGCCTGGACAAGGCCCAATCCGACTGGACCAATGGTGCGAGCTCCGCCTTGGAGAACTACCTCGACAGCGCACAGGATGTCTCCGGACAGACCAAGAGCCTTTTTACCAACGCTTTCAACTCAATGGAAGACGCAGTCACCAACTTTGCGCTAACAGGAAAATTGTCGTTTGCGGACTTCACAAAGTCGGTGTTGGCAGACATCGCTCGCCTCGAAGCGCGGCAGGCAGCCAGTGGCTTGCTGGCGGCAGGTATTTCCGCAATTGGTGGGCTGTTTACCGGCGGAGCCACGGCGGGATCGTCGCAATCGGATTACACAGGTTCGGCATTCGCGAACTGGACTAAAACCCAGGCGAAAGGTGGTGCGTGGTCGGACGGAATACAGATGTTCGCGAAGGGCGGCACGTTCACGAACGGGCTGGTTTCCTCGCCGACCGCTTTCGGGATGGCCGGCGGGAATGTAGGATTGATGGGCGAAGCCGGCCCGGAAGCGATTCTGCCTCTGTCGCGCACCTCAGACGGATCTCTAGGCGTAAAGGCGATCGGGGGCGGCAGCTCCGCGTCGTCCACGCAGGTTCTGATACAGCAGACGATCACGGTTCCCGAGTCCAGCGGCGGAGGTTCCACGCAGGACATGCAGGCTGTCGGCCAGGCTTACGCGGACACCGCCAAGCGAGGTGCACAGCAGGCAATTGCCGAAGAGCTTCGGCCCGGTGGGGCAATATGGAGAGTCATTAATGGCCGTTGAGACGTTCACCTGGTGCCCGAAGATCGATGCCACGAGCGATCCCGAATATCGAGTCCGGTCTTCGAAATTCGGCGATGGGTATGAGCAAGTCGCGGGCGACGGGATTAACAACCGCGTTGACAGCTGGTCGCTCACCTTTGTGGTCGGTAAAGCCGCCGCGCTCGATATCAAAGCCTTCCTCGACCGCCACGGCAATTTCAAATCGTTCCTCTGGACTCCGCCACTTGGCGAACTCAGTTTCTGGCGCGCTGCAGCACCGGCCGTAAGTGTCAACGGCGCTGGCTTCTACACGCTGACGACCACCTTCACCCAGTCATTCCTTCCATAGGTTCGATATGTCGTTAATTCAAAAACTCCAGGAGCTTGAGCCTGGCAGTGAAGTGCTGCTGTTTGAACTGGACGGCTCAGATTACGGCGCCGACGTGTTGCGGTTTCATGGCCACGCCATTCCCTACACAGTCTCTGAATTGCTGGCTGCTGGCGCTGATGCCGACCAGCTGCCCGCGAAATCGATCTGGTGGCAAGGCAACGAGTATGGCGCCTGGCCGATGCAGATCGATGGGATTCAGGCGACGGGCGACGGCACGGCTGTCCGCCCAACGCTTTCGGTTGGCAACGTGAACGGCCGCATCACAGCGTTGTGCCTGGTATTCGAGGATCTGCTCGAGTTCAAGTTGACCATGCGCCACACGCTGGGCAGCTATCTCGACGCGGCGAACTTCCCCGCCGGGAATCCTGAGGCAGACCCCACTCAGGAATCAATCGAGGTCTGGTATCTGGATCAGAAGACCAACGAGGACGGGGAGACCGTTTCGTGGGAGCTGGCCAGCCCAGGCGACGTAGGCGGCGAATCAATCGGGCGCCAAATGACCACGTTGTGCCATTGGTGTCTCACCGGTGGATATCGCGGACCGAACTGCGGCTACACCGGTCCGTATTTCGACAAGGACGGTAATCCGACTGGCGATCCTGAGCTCGATGAGTGCAATGGGTTGCTGACTACTGGCTGTGAACCGCGCTGGGGTGCCAACAACGAATTGCCATTCGGCGGCTTCCCGGCTGTCTCGCTGATTGCCAGGAGTTGACCATGCTCAAACACATTCTGAAGGCGGTGCAGGTCCATGCCGCCGCCGAATACCCGCGAGAGTGCTGCGGCGTGCTGATCAGCATTGGTCGCAAGCAGCAGTACATCCCGTGCGTCAATACCGCGACCGAGCCGAGCGAAGAGTTTCGGATTGCTCCGGAGGAATACGCCGCTGCTGAAGATCAGGGCGAAGTGATCGGCATCGTTCACTCACACCCGGACGCGACAAGCAGGCCTTCGCCGCGCGACCTGGCCATGTGCGAGGCGACCGAACTGCCATGGCACATCCTGAGCTGGCCCGAAGGCGATCTGCGAACCATCGTACCGACTGGGCACACGCCCTTACTCGGTCGTCCTTTCGTGCACGGCGCCTGGGATTGCTGGCAGGTCTGCGCTGACTGGTACAAGCGTGAGTGGGGGCTGGAATTCGAGGCGTTCAAACGCGAGGACGGATGGTGGGAGCAGGCCGACGGCCCGAGCCTGTATGAACAGGCCTACGAGGCGGCTGGGTTCGAGCGTGTCGGCACCCCGCAACGGGGCGACATGATCGTTATGGAAGTAGGGCGTACCAAGCATCCGAACCACGCCGGAATTTACCTCGGCACCGATCCTATGCTACCCGACGAACCGGTGGCGGTGCACGGTGCTGGTCCGTTCCTGCTTCACCACATGTACGGTAAGCCATCGGAAATCGTTGTGTTCGGCGGGCCTTGGCATGAACGCACACGACTGATCCTTCGTCACAAGTATGCACGGTGATAATCTGAAGCTTTATCAATGAGGGATCGTCATGCGAATTTTGATAGGGGCGCTGGCTGTTGCCCTGCTGGCTGGCTGTGTGTCTCCGAGTGATTTGAAAACAAATCCTCCAACAACAAGCGCAAATACTAAAAAGTCACCAAAGGAATACGCCCTCTGCGTTTTCCCAAAATGGCAAGACGCACGGTCTGAAGCGGTTATGTCTGAAACATCCGATGGGTACCGAATTGTTATTGGCGCAATGCAACTGACTGATGAGTTGGTAGAGGTGAGCAAGTCTGCCAGCGGCAGCCGGGTAAACTTCTATCAACGTGTCGCGTGGATGCCTGGTATAGGGCGATCATCCATCGAGGCAGCAGTAAAAGACTGCCTCTGAACGACAATAAGCCACCTTCGGGTGGCTATTTATGTGTGAGACGATGATGCTCGTGACAGCAGCAAACTACAGTCCAATGACTACCATCCTCCTCTCTGGGTCGCTCGCCAAGAAATTTGGCCGGGTGCATCGCCGGCAGATCGATTCAGGGCAGGTTTGGGAGGTGTTCAAGGCTCTGAAAGCAACCCTTGCTGGGTTCGATCAAGAAATCAAAAGACTGGACCATTTGGGAATGCGCTTCGCGATCTTTCGCAACCGGAAGAATGAGGCACCGGACAGCTTTGTGCTGGGCGGGACTCGCGAGGTTAGGATCGTCCCCGTCGTCTCTGGCGGCAAGCGAGCGGGCATTCTCCAGACAATCATTGGTGCCGTTATTTTTGTCGCGTCCTTCTTTGTTCCCGGCATGCAGGGCTGGGGGCAATCGCTGGGCGCGTCCTTGGTGCTAGGCGGTGTGATGCAGATGCTCAGCCCGCAATCATCCGGCCTGAAGCAAAGCGCAGCACCAGAAAACCTCCCGTCCTACGCTTTCGGTTCCGCCAAGAACACCACAGCCAGCGGCAACCCTGTTCCGATATGCATCGGTCGCCGGCGGTGGGGCGGCGCGATCATTTCTGCATCGATCTACGCCGAAGACAAAACCTGATCCTGAACTGAAAGACCCGACCGCCGCCTGGCGGTTTTTTTATGCCTGGAGAAAAGCATGGGCGCAGCTGATAAAATCGACATCACCGGCGCCAAAGGCGGTAGCACCAGCCCGAAGACTCCTATCGAAGCTGCTGACAGCCTGCGCTCTACCAACGTTGCAAAGATCCTGATCGCAGTTGGCGAAGGTGAGTTCGATGGCGTGCCGACCGCCGCCAACATCTACCTCGATAACACGCCCATCAACGATGCCAGCGGCAACGTCAACTTCCCGAATGTGAAATGGGAGTGGCGTACCGGTTCGGTTGATCAGACATACATCCCAGGCATTCCTTCGGTCGAAAACGAAACGACCGTGAACGTCGAGCTGCGCAGCGACACCGCATGGGTTCGCTCGCTGACGAACACTCAGCTTTCCGCCGTGCGCCTGCGCTTTGCTTGGCCTGCACTCCAGCAACAGGACGATAACGGCAACGTCGGTGGCTATCGCATCGAATACGCAATCGATATCGCGACTGACGGCGGCGCCTATCAGCAGGTGCTGGATGAGGCAGTCGACGGCAAAACCACGACTCGCTATGAGCGGTCCCGCCGTGTTGACCTGCCGCCTGCAACATCTGGCTGGCAGATCCGCGTTCGCCGCATCACGCCAAACCAGAACACCAACAAGATTGCCGACACCATGCTGGTTGCCGGTTACACCGAGGTGATCGACGCGAAGCTGCGGTACCCAAACACCGCGCTACTCTACATCGAGTTCGATGCCGAGCAGTTCACCAACATCCCGGCCGTGACAGTGGATTGCAACGGTCGGAAATGGCAGGTACCGAGCAACTACGACCCGATCACCCGCAGCTACACCGGTGTCTGGGACGGGACGTTCAAATCGGCGTGGACCAACAACCCGGCATGGGTCACTTACGGCATCTGTACCGCTGACCGGTTTGGGCTCGGAAAGCGCATCAAGCCCTTCATGGTCGACAAGTGGGAGCTGTACCGGATTGCCCAGTACTGCGACCAGTCGGTGCCGAACGGTGTCGGGGGGCAGGAACCACGCTTTCTCTGCGACATGAACCTGCAGGGCAAGGCCGAGGCCTGGACTCTGCTTCGCGATATCTCGGCAATCTACCGGGGGATGACGTACTGGGCTCAGGGCCAGCTTGTCGCACAGGCTGATATGCCGCGCCCGCAAGACTTTGACTACGTCTTCACCCGGGCGAACGTCATCGACGGCAAGTTCTCGTACGGCAGCGCGTCGACCAAGACCCGATACACCCGTGCGATTGTCAGCTACGACAACCCGGCGAACAACTACGACACAGACGTTACCGCTTTTGCGGATCCAGACTTGCAGCGTCGTTTCGGTGACAAGCCAGTCGAAATCAGCGCCATCGGTTGCACACGTGCGTCTGAGGCTCAGCGCCGCGGCAAATGGGTGGTGATGAGCAACAACCAAGATCGCACTGTCACGTTCAAGACCGGCATGGAGGGGGCGATTCCGCTGCCGGGCTACATCATTCCGGTGGCTGACTCGCTGCTGGCTGGGCGCGAGGTAGGCGGGCGCATCTCTGTCGCTGCTGGGAGAGTCGTGACGCTGGACCGTGACACACTGGCGAAGACTGGCGACCGGTTGATCATAAACCTGCCGAGCGGAAAGGCCGAGGGCCGTACGGTGCAGTCGGTGGCCGGGCGCGCGATCACGGTGACCACCGCCTATAGCGAAACCCCAACACCGCAGCTTCAGTGGGCGCTCGACGCTGACGATCTGGCGATTCCTCTGTACCGGGTTCTCAGCACCAAGCGGACGACGGAAGGGGATTACGAAATCGCAGCGCTTCAGTTCGAGCCGGGCAAGTTCGCTTACATCGACACTGGGGCGAAGCTGGAAGAGCGGCCGATCAGCGTCATTCCGATTACCGTCGTTCCGGCGCCGGCGAGCGTAACGCTGACTTCTACCACGGCGATTGCTCAAGGCTTGGCCGTGACCACCTTGACGATCACCTGGCCGGCCGTGATCGGCGCTGTCGGGTACGACGTCGAGTGGCGCAAAGACAACGGCAACTGGATCAAGGTGCAACGCACCGGCTCGACGAGCGTGGACATCACGGGCATCTATTCCGGCGGCTATCTGGCCCGGGTGCGCGCCGTGAGCGCTTACGAAATTTCGTCGATCTGGCGTTCCTCGATTTTGACTCATCTCAACGGCAAAGAAGGCTTGCCGCCGGCGGTGACATCTCTGACCGCTACTGGACTGCTCTTCGGCATCAAGCTGAAATGGACTTTTCCGCCAGGTGCAGAAGACACTCAACGAACGGAGATTTGGTACAGCCCTGCGACTGATCTTGCGGCCGCGACAAAGCTCAGCGATCTGGCGTATCCGCAATCCGAATACACCCTGCAAGGGTTGCGTGCGGGCGTGCGTTTCTACTTCTGGGCACGTCTGGTCGACCGCACAGGCAACATTGGCCCATGGTATCCATCCAACGGAAGTGTGGTCTCGGCTATTTCCAGCACTGACGCTGCCCCGATACTCGATCTGCTCGTCGACGAATTGACCAAGGACCAATTCGGGCAGGACCTGAAATCGGAGATTGATGGCAAGGCCACGCAGGTGTACGTCGATCAGCAAATCTCTGACCTGGAGGGCCAGATCGATGACATCGTCAGTGGGGGAGTTTACGACCCCAACGCGGCGTACGCTCGATACAACACCGTGCGCGTCGGGAACAACCTGTGGTCAGCGATTCAAGCAGTCCCGGCCAAGGCGGACGGCACGAATGGACCACCTAATGCCACGTACTGGAAAAACGTTGGCACTGTCACGAACGACTTCGGCGCCGTAGCCGCGCAGGTTCAGCAGAGCAAAACTGACATCACCAACATCAACGGGACGTTGTCTTCGCAGGCGAGCACCCTGCAAGGCCTCCGTACTGACGTTGACAGTAAAGCCAGTTCGACCACAGTTCAGCAAATGGGGTCGACCGTCACCCAGCAAGGACAGATCCTCACTGCCCAGGGTCAAGCCATAACGTCGATCAGCAACAAGATCAACGACCCGGCAACGGGGTTGGATGCTCAGGCGGGCGCGATCAACAGCCTGAGCGGCACGGTAAACAACCAGGGAAACCAGATCAACGCCAATGCTCAGGCGATCAATGGTGTTTATGCGCAGGTCAACCCGACAATGGCGGGGGAGACAACATCGTATGCGGGTTCTGAGCAGACGTATGTTGGCGTGTATTCAATCCAGTCGGCAATTATTGAAGGGGACTATGCGCAGGGGTTAAGGACCGACACAATCACCGTGCAACTGGGCCAGCAAAGTGCGGCTATTCAGGTTAATCAGTCGGCGACCATTACCGCGCAGAATGCCGCCAACTCGGCTAATAGCGCAGCGAACGCTGCAAGCAGTAATGCTGCGGCTCTGAAAGCCCAGGTTGACATCTCCTATCAGGTTAAGCTGCAAGCAAACGCAAACGGTACTTATGCTTGGACTGGTTATGGGTTGGGGCTTTCAAACTCCAGCGGGGTCTTCCAGTCAACGTTCCTCATCGCTGCCGATCGATTCATACTCGCGACAACAGACGGTGCTCAATATGCGAGTTCCCCTTTTGCTGTGATCGGCAATCAGGTGTTCATCCGTGAAGCCTTTATCCAGAAATCGACGATTCAAAGCCTGGTTGTAGGTACGGTAATGCAATCAGAAGCGGTAAATGCTCAGGGACTTCCATTGATAGATGTAAATCTTCAATCCGGGGCGATTAATAATCGTCATCCAAGTCAGGCGAACACGTATAAAGTTTCCGACTCGTTGTCTGATCGATGGGTAATTAACGGCGTATTGCGAGTTAGAATCGGGAGTTGGTGATATGCCCCAAGGCATGCAGGTGTGGGACGCCAATGGCGTCTTGATTATGGACATAACCGATAATCTTCCACGTTTTATCGGTTCGGTGAGTACGGGAGTAGTCGCGGGATCTGTTGCTATTCCTGATTTTGCTGGGGGCAGGGGATTTGCGTACAGCACCGACGTGACTGGAACCTACCCTGGTGATGCAGTTAATCGTCCAATATTCCAAGTATCAACCTCTGGAATTTCTTGGGACTGGGGAAGCGGCCCGCCAACCAGGAGATCTACTACGATTTTATACGGGGTGTTCTGATGGCAGCCGGTTTTCAGGTTTTCAACTCCAGCGGCTTTCTTCAAATCGACGGTAACTATTCAAACTATTGCATGACCGCGAAGGGGTCTGCTGTCAGCGCCCAGCTAACACCGGACGTTGGATATGGTGTTGATATTGCCAGCGGCAAGAAAAACAGCATCATAGCCATTCGATCATCGACATTTGCAGTTGTGTTCAATCGGCTTGATGCAAGCGGAAACGTAGTCCATCGGGTTCTTACCGAAACTAACGGCGCCACGTTTGAATACTGGGTATTCGCGGCCGACCCCCCGGGCCCTTCGAATTTCGGATTCGAGGTTTATAACGAGGCTGGGGTGAGGGTGTTCTCAGCTGCCGAAAAGTATCTGAAGCTTTTGGGCTTTTACAACGTACCAGTGAATGCCGGTACGAACGGAAGTGTATCCACGCCAGGTAAAAACCCCGCATGGGTCTCAGCTTCCTATTGCGCGCTATGGGAGGGTGCCACAGTCCCGAATCCGGGAGGACAGCCAATCTCGCAAGGGATACTTAGAACGTTGATGGGTAGATCTGTTGCAGGGGGTGCTCAATACCAATCAAAAACAATTTATACCTTCAACTCTAACCGTGGAACCTCCGACAACGCATACGGCGCTTTTCTTTTAATCGATGTGGATAACCTCTAGGTAGAACCATGGCAAAGCAAACGATTCAGTTGGGCGCTGCCCCAACGGGTGTGGGCGGTGATACCCCCAGAAGCGCCAATTTGAAGATAAACGCCAACTTCGACGAGCTGTATAACGCCCCGGCCATCAATAGTTTGCGGGTCTTGGCCGGCGCAACCTATGGAAGCGGGCAGGGTGGCTATACCGGGTGGAACGATGCCGGGGACGGCAGTGGTTTCTCGGGTCACATGGCGTTCACTTGCAACCGAGGCGGCGGAAGCGGTGGGTTTAGCTGGCGTTCTGTACTGAGCGACAACAGCGCGGGCGGTCCACCAATGACCTACAGCTACGGCGGGGTCTTAAATGTCCCGGTTGGTATCCAGCTGGGCGGCGCCGATATCGTATCCCGGGGGTCGAATACCAACGGCGACTTCGTGCGCTATGCGGATGGGACCCAAATCTGCTGGCTGCGAAATCTGGGATTTGGACCAACCTCCGGCACAGCCAGCGGTTTCTGGACGCCGCCTGCGGCATTCCTAGGTAACCAAGCCACCGTACTTGCCTCGCTTGCCTTTGCGGAAACAACGGACAATTTTACGTGTTCCCGATTGAGCGCCAACCTGGGTGCCAACGGCGCAGTCACAGTAACCGCGAACTTTAGCGTCAGCCAAGTTTACCGAATCAGCCTTATGGCTATTGGGAGATGGAAATGATCATCAGTCTTTCCCCGTCCCTCTCCGATGTAACGCTTACCGTTGTTAAGTCCGGTGACGTGCTGACCATCAATGGCGAGAACTTCGACTTTTCGCGCATGGCCGACGGCGACACGCTGCCGATGGGCGCCATCGATTCTCAGTGGTTTTGCGGGCCAGTGGACCGAGTCGGTGCGGATCTGATTCTGACGCTGCGGCTACCCCTGCCCGATAACTACAGCCAGGAACAGGCCTACCCGGTGCCATTGACCAACGTTCCGGACGGCGAAGTGAGCTTGCCGCAGCCACTGCCGCTGCGCGCGGTTGAACAATTCCCAATCATCGAGGCCCAGCAATGAACATCGATTGGAGCCAACTGATTACCAAGGCCATGAAAGACGCTGCGGTCGCCGCGCTCGCCCTGGACACCGCCAAGGCTGAGCTTTCATTGCGCAACGCAGCAGCTGCCGCCCAGATCGCGCGCATTCAGGATCGAGTGGAGACGCTCGGTTACGGCGTGGACAGCGGCGAAGCCACCGAAGAGGATGAAGCTGAGCTTGCTGTGCTGACCGTCAGCCTGAAAGGGTGGAAGGTCTACAAGTTCCAGCTGGGCAAGGTCGCGACTCAAGCTACATGGCCAGCGGCACCTATCTGGCCGATCGCGCCTGCCATCCCTGACATCGCCGCAGATCCGGCCGCACTGGCGCCTGACACCATCTGATCGCAGCACGCGACCGGACCCGCCATCGAGCGGGTATTTTTTTGCCTGGAGAAAAGTAAATGCCATCAGTTACCCGAGGGGTCCGAAATAACAACCCTGGCAACATCGACTACAACCCGCGCAATCAGTGGCAGGGCCAACTGGCGCCGGATCCGGCGATCGAGAAGCGATTCGCTCGGTTCGATACCGCCGAGAACGGTATTCGTGCGCTGGCCAAGCTGGTGCTGGCCTACCGGGGCAAAGATGGGCAGCCGGGCATCGGCGGGCCAGGTATCGACACTGTTCGCGAGGTGATCAGCCGCTGGGCGCCCGGAGTTGAGAACGACACTGAGTCGTACATCAAGGATGTGTCCGCCAAGGTGGGCGTTGCGCCGAATCAGCCCATCGATCTACGCAACTTCCGCACGCTGATCGCTATCACTACGGGAATCATCCAGCATGAAAACGGTGGGGTCCCGTACGCAGCGCCGGTGATTGCCGAGGGTGTGCAGCGCGCATTGAGTTGATTAACTGGGCAACGCCTGCAGTCGCTGTTGAACGGCATCATCGAAGATCATGTAGAGCGCCTCGATATCCGATGGCCGCAAGCGCTTGGCGGTTTCGAGCCCGAGGATGAACGCGATTTCCATCTCGGCTTCGCGCTCTATGGCTTCCCGATCGCTAGCGGAGTTCAGCGCCCGGACCAGGTCGTCGATTTGCGCCTGTAGTGACTTTGGTAGTCGAAGCGCTTCGATGCGTTCTTGTGGCATTGGTCAATCCTGAATGGTGCGGGAGGTTTCTGAGTCGTGTTCCCGATTTGCCATGCGCAGTTCTTCGAGCTGTTTACGGCAGCGCTCAAGCCCAGATACCCGGTTGACCAGCAACGACTTCTCCACGTAGCAGTCAGAGAGGCGCTTTTGCGATTGCCTGAGTTCGGACCGCAGGCTATCACGTTCCATTGTCACTT